TTAGCAGGCTATCATATCAGAATTATCTTTGTGTTTTTCGACAACTTTCTTAACACTTGATTCGTGCCAAAACACTTCTTTCTCACTTACCTTGATTGGTTGTGGAATTTCACCATTCTTAATCATGCGATAGAATTTAGTCCGGCCAATAGACATTAGCATCATAAACTCTTTAGCACGTACACGACGATCAATCTCCATCACCCCTCCATCTCATTAAACTTCTTAACGATGGCTTCTCTAGCTTTCATTAAGAAATTTTCACGCTCTTCATCTTCAAAACATCCATCACCTTGCGGTTCTTGAGAATACAAAATGGTCTCATCACCACAATCAGGATAATCAACTCTAAATTCGCCATGTCTTAATCGGAGATATCCAATCTGTTGACCTTGAAAAACTGCAATATATTGTTCAGGGCTTTCATCACATGTTTTGATTAGTTCAACTTCATCAGTAGTCAATAACATTTCACCCCTCCTTACTTTCCGCTTTATCATCTTTCACGCCTTGCTCATAAATAAGCTGAAAGATTGGCTTCATAGTTACTAAAGCAGGCTTCATAATAGTTGCCATTGCAATGCCATAAACATCGATATTTACTTTGTTCATTTCATCCATAGAAACTTTGAAGACTTGCTCGAAACGTTGGTTTACTTCACTCATCCCTCAGCTCCCGATTCAACATCCAACAACATGCTGCCTTCCTCTGGATATTCGGTCATCCAAAAGTAATAGCCTTTGCCACTGTGCCCATCTTCAAAAAATTTAATAGTTAGTTCAGTTTCAAGTTGATCTAAATCATTTTCACCATCTGGATTTACAAATTCGAGAAGGCTTTTTAATTGGTGACCATTAAGAGTTATGCTCATTGTTCAGCTCCCGATTCGCTTGGTTCTAACATCTTCAAGTTTTCTGCAACTGCATTTTCAGCTTCGGCTTTTGAAGCGAATTGAAGAATTTCAAAGTTATCTTCATCTTCATAGATATTTGCAAAATATACTTTTGTTGACTCAGTACGTTGCCATTTTTGCAACTCAAGCACTTCTCCCTTATCTATTTCAATGTCATATTCGAAAGGGCAATCAACTACATAATCTGAGCCTTCCAAATAATATGTATCTGTAAGCTTTTGTTGAGTATCTGGCACCGCCTGATCATTATTAATCTGTGCATACAAATCTTGTCTTTCATCAAGCAATTCAGTGAATCGATCTTGAAGACGACCAATCTCAAAAGATTGTTGCACCGCCTGAGCTTTGGCTTTTTCTAGCTCTGCATCACGATGCTTTGCACATCTAAGCCAAGCATCCCAACGGTTATTCATGTTGCTTATTTCTTTCTGAGCAATTTCAGAAGGATTGTTTGATCTAGTCATAAACAGTTCATGCTCATTACTAAAAATAATGTCTCTTCTTCCTTTGTAATATTGGAAGGTGTTCAGAAAAGCCTCTCTTTCCTTATTCAAATCTGTCATGCTGCTGTCTCCAAATACTTATCTGCCAAATCATGCATTAGTAGGTTTCCTGAACCTGACTCATACCAAATACCTAATTGGCCGTTTAATCTAAATCTTAAAAGTTCGTTTTGTTCTGTCTTGCTGTAGACGTCTGCGCCTTGATCTACTAGCCATTCTTTAAAGTGCTCTAGTTCGAATGTGCTAAGAGCCATACGGTTTTTATAACTTCGGTTGCTGCCATACCGACTTCTTAATATTTGCCAGTCGTTCATGCTGCCACCTTCAATGTTTTAATTGCGTCATCTATAGCTTGGTTGAATTTGCGAACATCTTGCTCCAATGCTTCGATAGCCAAGTCATTAGCAAAGACGCGAATAATAATGATTTGTAATCCTTCTGGTAGACGTGGGTCATAACTCACAAAGTCACACCATTCACGACGAGTACAAGCCAACTGACTAGTGATTTGAGGTATATGCTCATCTGGAACTTGCTTAGTCAGAAGGGTATTCAAATGCGTTGTAGTGTCTGGACACTTAACTTCTATTTGCCCTTTGTCACCTACAAGTCCATCTGGTGAAGCCCCGAACATTTCAATGTAAGGGTGGTCAATTAAACCTGTACCAACTACAAAGTTACCCGTCTCATTTTCATAGGCCGCAATTGCATGAGGCTCGTTATCAATACCCCATTGCATAGCTTGGTTTGTGAAGATTTCCTTCTGAACGCCAGTGAGGCGCTCAGCTAGAATAGTTAAACCCAATGCATTTAAAGCTTTGCCTTTATTAGGCTTTGCATTTAAATCCTTTACACGGCTTGCTGTGACTTTGCCACAGCGTTCCGAATGCCAATTGTCACTACGCTGGAGAATGTTCATAGGTTTCTCCTTGGCGCTGTAAAGCTTGATCAGCAAACTGAGCAATTTCTTTTAAGCTAATTGAGTGAACTTCCCAAAGGTGCTTTTTAAGATTTCCCTTTGGAATTGCCACATAAGCAGCTTGCAAGCGTTCAGTGCCGTATTGAGCTTCTGATTTGAGTGTAGGCAAATGCTCATCTTCAAAGGCTTGGTAGCCTTCTGGCACTTCACTAGTCACATCCTTAATAGGTTGTCCACTTTCAGCAATACGTTCCGCTTCATCTTGATCATGAATACCAACAAAACCAAAAGCCAAACGAGCACATTGAATAGTTGCCTTGTGGCGCAAGAAGCGAGAAGGGTGACTCTGCCATGGTCCTTCAACTACATATCCAGTTTTTGACTTAAATGGTGCACGATAACACTCTGCTAAATACTCGCGAACAACAGTAGGGTGGTCACGGTCTTTACGGTAGATAATGCATTCAACCCATTCAGGTGCAGCAACTTTCGCGCCTTCCATCTGAACCATATTTTCTGAGAACTTAAATTCCATACCATTAAAATTAGAGTTTCCGTTAATGATTCTAGACCAGCCATCTACGCCAACAACTGGAATAATCCCTTTGTTTTTATCTGGGAAAGCGTAAATCTCTTTGGTCCATGGGTTCAGCTTGTATTGACCAGCAACAATCAAAAGAGAAGCCATTTGTGCATCAGTTGCAGGTGTTTCAGTACGGAAAGCTGTTTGAATCAGTGTTTCCTTTAACTCTTGTGGATTAACATTAACCAAGCCAAGAGTTTCAGCAACGTTTGCAATCTGTGTAGTAATAAGTGTTCCGTTTGCTGGCGCATTCATAATCTTCTCCTAATTCTTTGGTGGTTCTGGTAGTGGCATCCAGTGAGAAATGATGTGTTTCGCATCTTCAACGCCATCGCAAACAAATATTTCTTTTTGTGGTATCCACCAGCCAACTTCGATCAAAAGAGCGTAAGGGCGTGGATACCAAAACCCTTTTTGCTGATCTTTAAGTAGGCATAAAATACTTGTTTCTTCTTGGAATGCTGGAAGCCTTTCTTCAACACTAATCCACTCCATCACCCACCTCTCAACTCATTTCTAATTTCTGCTAATCTTTTTAACGTCTCACTTAAGTAGGCGATTTTTGTCTTAATAGAAAACTGATCACCTAGCTCTAATTGGATCTGCTCAGTACCGCGACCTACATAGCGAAGATGAATCCAATTGCCGCCATCAGTGATGACTGTATCTTTCTCACTAGAAAGTGGGAGCAGGGCATTCACAGAATCTTTAATAAGAGCTTGAAGTCTTGATACTTCGATAATTTCAGGATGTGCATTCATAACATTCACCATGGAGCGCTTAAATGCGCTCTCTAATTCCTGATTCGATAAGATCTTTAATCTCAACTACGTCTAAACGATCAACGTAAGCTAAGACCTCGCCATCTTCGTCATAAACGCGAATGTCTTTAATCTCGTTAATTTCAACTTCACGCCAAGCTTGATAGCCGTTGCCATCAATTGAGTACTGAGCATCAAAATCAACTTCTAATGTGAACTTTTCATTTGCAGTTTGAAGTACTGCTTGTTCATTTTCAGGGTCGATTGATTCAACTTTGAAAGGAGCTGCAACCGTTACAGGTTCGTTATTAGCAGGGGTGAAGGCATAAGCAGCAGTTAGAGCACTAATTACTCCTACGAATCCCATGGATTTGACTATGTTGGCTTTTATATTCATACTTATCTCCGCATTTGATGCAAACCGCCTAGACTCTGACCCCTATGGCGGTTTTTGTTTGTCGATGAGATAAATATAAGAAAACTTAGTTTTATTGTCAATAAGAAATCTTATTTTAATTTAAGAAATCTTACTTTTGTGTTTTAATAGGCAAAAGAAAACCCACACGGGGTGGGCTGAATGTTAATAAACGTTAATACTTCTTGATGTACATGATAGCTTTATCTATAATGCATTCATGGATTGGGCATTCCCGGTCGGCAAAGAGCTTTGGTGCATACATCAAGGCTCTTTGTTTTTTTAAGGGTATATTTTTAAGCCGTATCCATTATAGTTGCTTCCAACTGCACCTCTACCACCTTTGCAATAAAACTTAGCTTTTAATATGTCAAATGCTCTATTTGATTGAGAAGGGTTAATAACATGTCTTCCGATTGGTCTAGCTACTAAATCAGCAAATTGCAAGCCCGATGAATTGGTTTTTTTTGAAGCAAAAATTATTTCAAAAGGAAGAATTTTGTTGTGATAGTTTCCAAAGGGATCACATATTCTTCTAAAGCCAAGCTCAAGTTGTGAATCTTCGTTTTTTCCTCTTGATTCAACAACAATATGTGTTAAACGATTGTTTTGATTCTTCTCTCTAAGAAAAAAATAAAGTCGCTCAAGACAAAACTTCATTGCTACTTCATATGGGTTTGCATCGCGTTTAATTAATTTATCTTTGCGTATAACAGAGCTAATTAAGATAAAATTATTATCATTCATTAATCCATTTAGGTCACCCATTAAAGACTCCATCCGAGCTTTATCGAACCCAGCAAAATGTGATGTTCTTTTTCTAATGTCTCGCTCATGCAGAATTATTATATCGTGACCGAAATGCTTAAACTTTAATTGTTCCACTGCTTTAACTACCGTTTCTGTGTAATACCTTTTATGGAACACACAAAAAGACAAGACAAAAACAGGGAAGTCTGGATCGTTGTTAAGCATGTCAATGCTGCCACTCTCATCCACATAAACTATGAAGTCGCTATACTCCATAAAAACATCCTATTATTCCAATACTTGAGTCAGATTCGTAGTTTACTTCTCATTTTTCTCTGGGAACATTGGTTTACCTAGCTTTCCTTCTTTTACCAACTGCACGACCTGCTCATTAGTAAGCACAGGAATAAAGACTTTGTCGCCAATATCTTTAGAAAGAATCTTTACTTCTTCAGCGGTTAGCACCAAAGCTTCACCATGTTTAGCAGCATCATTGATGCGAGCAATAATCTGATTGATTGGTAGTTTTGAATTGTCCATAAGTCTTCCTGTGATTAATGCGAATAAGGATGTTCTTGTCTGTGCTGACTTGGCGGCACGATATCTGTAATAGCGGTAATACTTTCAACTTCATCCATGTCAAAAGATAGGCGTTCGCCACCATTAACAGCCAACAAACTCAAAACCCCACCATTTATTCCAACAAATTCCTTAATTGTGCAGCGTCCATCCTTTAAGCACACTTGTACAAATTCAGTTGGAACCGGTTCAGCATCTGGATCGCAAACTACATACCAGCCATTACGAATTGCTGGAAACATTGAGTCGCCAGTGCCTTTAATACCATAGGCTCTTGGACCCGCTGTATGAGTTGGAACATAACCATCACCACCGTTACCTTCGTAACCCATATCTGTGAAATACCCATCCATACCCATCTTTGAATAGGCTTTAACAGGAACGTATCTTTTTTGAATAGGGAATGGCTTAGTTGGTGTTTGGACAAATTTAACAGCTTCTTCACTATCTGGAATATTGTACTTCTGCTTAAAGGCTTCAATATCAAGAACATTTAATTGAACAGCATTGTTGTCCAATTGGGGGCCGCTTTCATCACCATTTGTTATATACGAAGTGGACACACCAAAATAAGCGGCCATTTTACTTAAAGGATCAGCTTTAGGTGCATATGCATCTTTCTCCCAACCAGTGACATTAGGCGCACTAACCCCGACGATTTTTGCCAAATCGCCTTGAGTTAATTTCTTTTCTCTTCGTAAGGCGCGAATACGCTGACCCATAGTTTCTAGTTTCTTCATATAAGTTATCTTACATCTTGCAAAAATAAGTTATCTTTGTTTTAATACTAAGAAATCTTATTTTTGAGGTTGAGCAAATGACCAAACAGGAAGCTTATAAGTTGCTTGGTGTGAATGGTGTTGGCTTAGCAAAGTTATTAGGAATTGAGCCACCTGCTGTTTATCAGTGGCCTAATGAAAAAATCCCTTTAGCTCGCGAATACCAAATCAGAGACTTAGCAAGTGGCAAAGAGCCAATTAAACGAACTACTGCAACCGCTTAGGACCTAACCATGAGCAAAGTATCAACCGAATTGAGTGCAAGGGCTAGAAATGAAGTTTCTAGAGTTTTGCAAGCCCTTGCATCAAGCAATCAAAGTCAGGTTGCTGAACAGTTGGGGATTGATCCAAGCACATTATCACGAATGAAAAATGATAGAAAATCCAATGGCTTGACTGAGCTTGAGAGCTGTTTGGTGCTATTGGACATTCTTGGATTTAAAACTGTACTCAAGAAATATCGAATGATTAGCGAAGAAAAGCTGAATGCGCTTTTTGTGATGTCAAAAGCGTGGATGGAAAGCAAGCAAACCATTGACGATCTTTTTCAAGATGACATTGAAGATTTCGGCATGTGTTTTGAGCTTGGATATAAAGAAAAAGCCTGATGGTGACAATCAGGCTCAGTGTTCAATCGGAGAAGGACCAAATGAACAAATCAATACTAACAGAACAAACCCTCTCTGTTCAAGGAGGTGTGTAGTGCATTACTACAAGCGCAACATAGGTGATTATGCAAAGAAAGCAGGTCGTTTGACTATGCTTGAGCATGGTGCCTATAACCAGCTGCTTGATGCTATTTATGACCGTGAAGAGTTCCCAACTTTAGAGGAGGCTCTAGATTGGACTTGGGCACGTGATGAAGCAGAAATCACAGCAGTTAAATTCGTCTTGAGTAAGTTCTTTGAGCTTCAAGACGATGGTCGTTATGTGCAAAACCGCATTAAAGAAGAGTTAGATGCATATAAATCTAAAGCTGAAAATAATGCACGAATTGCTAAAGAACGAGAGGAAAAACGCAAGAATGGTAAACGTTCTGCAAACGACTCGTCACCAAACGTGCACGAAACGTGTGAAAAAGAGCACGAAGCGTCACCTAACCATAAACCATTAACCAATAACCATAAACCAATAACCAGTATAGATATTAGTGAAGAAGAATCTTCACAAGTGAGTACAAAGGCTAAAACACCTCGCATCACTAAAAAACAAGCTGCAATCAATGAACTTGTTTCACTTGGTCTTGATGTGAAGTTTGCTCAACCAATCATTGAAAAACGAAATGGTAAAGCATTCTCAGATGTTGCCATGGATGAAATCAAAGAGCAGGCAGCACTTGTTCAGCTTACTGTCATCGAAGCACTTGAATTCGCTGCAAGACAGGATTGGGGGTCATTCAGAGCAGATTGGTATCAAAACCGAGTAAAGCAACAAGCTCATCAACCTGTTGCACAACAAACCATTTCAGAGCAAGCGAAGTGGGATGAGTTCCTAAACAGTGGCACAAGCTTTCGAGATGTCACACCAAAAAAGTCGTTAATGATTGAGGAGGTGGGTCATGCGTGAGTTCACCTTTGAAGACGCTATTCGCCTAATCGGGAAAATGCGTGGGTTTTATGGAAAAAAATTCGCTGATCAATGGGCAGGCGTAGATCCTAAGGATATCGCTGAATCAATGGTTGAGTGCTTTCAAGGATTAACAGCAGAAGATTTCAAACGTGGTGTAACCAAGATGATGAAATCAACATTCTGCCCGTCAATTCCAGAGTTTCGTTCTTGGTGTGAGCCTAAAGCATCAGATTGGTTAGATTCACATGAAGCTTGGGCAATTGCTAAAAACTCAATCGAATACGGCACTGGTCGTGAAATGACTGTGGTGTGGACTGAGCAAGCTGCTAAAGCATTTGAGAAGTGTGCTGACTTGGTTGCTACTGGTGATAAGTTCCAATTGGCAGAAGCTAAGAAAATCTTTGTGTCTATCTACGAACGCTTAGTGACAGAAGCAAAGGATCAAGGATTAAAGCCAGTCTACAACGTGAGCTTAGGTGTAGATCCAGACCAGCGCATTACTGCAATCAAACAAGCAGAGGTTGCAGGCTTTCTCTCTACACAAGAAACACAACTTCAACTTGAGCACAAGCAAACCAAGGAAGAGCAGCAAGCAGATGCAGAGCGATACAAAACGATTGCACAGAAAGCAATTGCTGAGTTACGCGAAAAACTAAAGATCCAAGAACCAGTCAACAAAATGGCTGAGGAAATCAAAGAGGTTCAGCCTTGGGAACTCAAACCCGACACTGAATATTGGCCCGATCCATTCGACCAGAAAGAAGACTTCAAACAAATGCTTGAAGCCGATGGTCTTAAGTTGCCTTTGGCGTTGAGAGGTGCAGCGTGACTCTAACTGAAATTAAATTCCGATTAATCACAATCGCGGAAAAAAGAAACCGACCTTACTTCGACATGATCGTGGTTAAAGAAGTACATGAGGCATTCAAAAACAACACCTACCACGAATTAAAAAATTACGTGCTTGCTGAAATGGAAGTTTCTGTTTTGAACATGGTGGAGTTAGGCAGATGAATTACAAAGAAATGATGGCACTACGCTGCGCTTACAACCATGGGTTAAAAACAACCGAGACAAGAGCGGCTGCATGCTTGTATATCAAGCTTAGACGTGCAGGGAAGATTGAAGAGTTCAAAGCTGAAAGCATGACTAAACGTTACAAGGAGGCGGTATGAAACCAGAACATTTTATCCGTGAGTTTGGGGTGGAGAAGGCGAGAGAGGTGATTGAGGGTGCGCCTGATGGTCACAAAGGATACAACGATGTTATTAACCAATACACAAGAGGGGTTTGGTTTAGTAGGGATGTGATGCTTTCAGACCTGAAGCGTCTTGTGGAGTCGGTTGATTTGGTCGAATCGTGGGGTGGCATTGAAGACCTGAAACTATATGACTTGTCTCATTGCAAAGATAAACCTGAATCTGCTGGGTACAAGTTGCTTAAAGCAATTGCTGATTACGAATCAATATACGGAGGCGGGGAAAATGCATAAGTACGATTGGTTTCTAATTGGCTATACATTCAAGACCATTGTTGGACATGGGACTGGCTCACTTGTTAAAGGTTTCACTTTTAATGGTGAAGATAAAAACATTACTAACGAAAATCTTGCGCAACTCACAGAGATGGCTAAGGAGAGCTGCTCTATTAAAGAAACATTTATTGATTTCTATGTGATGTCAATTTCGTATTTAGGGAATATGACACAAGAAGAGTTTTATGCAAAAGGAGCCAGCCATGAGTGAGTTTAAAGTCGGGGATTGGGTTAAACGCACAGACAAAATAACCGAGTCTATCTACCAAATAAGCAGTATTGATAAGGATCTTATCAAGTGTAATTTCAAAAAGAATGGTGAAGACTGGAGGCTTCATACAACCAAGGGTGAAATCGAACATGCAACACCAGAAGAAATCGCATTAGGCCACCGCATTGATAAACCATCGGACTCGAGGGAATTAGAAACCCTAGACAAACCAGAAAACCACATTTCGCCTAATTGCAAAGTGGGGATGTTTGAGATGGATAAGTGTAGAGAAGAGTTTGAAAAGCAAAGGTACTGGATTGGATTATTCAGAACAGGTGTTGATTTTGATGTGACTCTTGGTGAATTCGGAAGATACATTTCAAACGGAACAAAAAGTACTGATGCAATGGATTTGGAGTCATTTAACGAAAAATGGGAAGCATGGGCAAACTGCTGGCAGCACCAGCAAGCGAAAGTGGAGGAGCTTAAAGCATCTCATCATGGTGAAGTGATTGGTCATGAAGTTCACTTTAAAAAGATCAAGCAAGAGCGTGACGAGCTGCAAACCTTATACACCCAACAAGGCATAAACATGCTGAAGCTGCAAAAGCGGGTGCAATTCCTTGAGCAAGAATTAGGTGCATGGAAAGGGAAATCTATTGCAGCGATGATAAATGGCATGTGTAAACAATGTGGCAAAGAGCCATGGCAGGCAATAGTTTCTGATAAAGAGGGCTATGCACTTCTACATTGCTTTGGGTGTGGCGCAAACAAGTATGAATTGGTTGGAGAGCAAGCGCTCAAGGGGGAACAACAATGAATTTTGATAATGAAATGATTAAAGGTATTTCTCAAAGCGAGTTTGAAAAAGCTTTTGCAAAGCAGATGATGAAAGATCGAGTTTCTGATCAGATGCAAAAGGATATGGAAGCTCTGCAAAAACTTAATAGTGGCAATTATGTGATTGTGCCAAAAGAACCAACTCAAAGAATGCTAAACGCTGGTCATGTTGTAATGAATCCTGTCAAGGGTTCGGATGTGCATTCAGGTACAAATCAGAAGCGTCGTGAGTGCTACAAAGCAATGTTAAGGGCTTATCAGGAGTATGGCGACCAATGACCACATTCAAAGAGGCTCAAATCATCATTGGCATCGATCCTGACTTGGAAAAGTCGGGAGTTGCCATTCTAGGGAATGATCTTCAACTCAAAAATCTAACTTTTCCTGAAACTGTTGAGCTATTCAGAAATGAACAGGACAGCATCAAAAAGGTTGTGATCGAAGCAGGCTGGGAAAATAAGAAAGCAAACTTCAGAGTAGGTGGTGGTCACTCAAAACAAGTGAACGAGCAGATTGCTAGACGCGTTGGGATGAACCATGCAACAGGCATCTTGTTAGCAGAAATAGCACAGGCTTTAGGCTTAGCAGTCTTACTGGTGAAGCCTACTAAATCAAAACTCAATGCAGAGCAGTTTAACAAGATTACAGGTTGGCAAGGGCGTACGAATCAAGAGCAGCGTGACGCAGGCATGTTGATCTGGGGAATGCAAGGGAAGAAGGTGGCGTGATGGTCTTTTACGAAGTTGGGACATATGAACAATATGAAGAAGGTTTTCATGCTTTCTTTCGCACTCGATATGAAGATAAAGCTGAACAAGTCAAAGCATGGGCAGAGGAGTACCAAGCTAAGACACCTGAATGGCCTACAGGTGAGACTGATGAAAAGCAGATTCAATATATGGATCTTGTTCGAAAAATTGATGATGAATTTGCGGAACTGATCGGTAAGAAGTTCCCAATCTCAAACTATTCAAAAGACATGTACTCAATACTTATAAACAAAGCAGAATTAGACGATTAGGGTGATGGTATGAATGCGGCAGTAAATCACATTATGCAAACAACGGACTGGACTAAATACAGTCTAGAAGAATGGCTTTATCAATTTGGGGCTTGGATGTACTCAAATTCTGGAACTTGTGGGAAGAGCATAAACCCGATTGCTGTCGCTATGGATCAGGCTGCTAAGAAGCGCAAGCAGGAGGTGAAAGGTAAAGAGCAGATCATGGCTGATTGGCTGTGTTCTGATGATCCAGTTATCCCTAAAGGTCGTGGGCGTATAACATGTGAAATCACAGACAATGAAGCGCGTGCAGTTCAACGCCTCATCTTAGATATGCAAGGACAATCGGAGGTTTTAGACGAGTGGCTTGATGCTGTGATTGATCGTTACTTCTATGGTAATTCATGGGCTGATATGGTTAATGATGAACGTACTGGAGTAGATGCAAAGTTTGATGTTAAGTGTGGATTAGCTGCAATGCATGTCCGCTACCCATTTATTAAATTTTAATACCCTGAAAAATTGACCTTGATCAAGGCAGGTGTTATATTTGTGTTATAGTGGTGCGAAGTGTAAGTAAGGCATCACTGATAAATAATTAGCTCATCATTCGATGGGCTTTTTTGTTGCCTATCGAAAAGTGAGAAGAAGAATGTCTAATGAAAAACAGATTGAAGAAGAGATTCAATCAAAAGGTTTGAATGCACCACGCTTAACGCCACAACACATTGATAGTGTTGTTGTTGGTGAGACTTATACCAATCTTCCAGATGGTCGAACTGTTATTTGCCAATTAACTTTAAAGAATGGCTTCACTGTTGATGGCAAGTCTGCTTGTGTGAGCAAGGACAACTTCAATCAAGAGATCGGCAACAAAATTGCACGTGATAATGCACGTGAAAAGATCTGGGAACTTGAAGGCTATCTCTTAAAAGAAAAGCTCTATCAAGCTGAATTGGATAAACAATTCTAAAGCTTTCGCTACGTTTCCTTTGCATTTTGGAGGTCACATGCTCCGAATCCTCAAGCAAGTTTTTTGCATTCACGTTTGGGAGTATGAATTTGATTACAACAAGGACCCAATTAAAGAATGCAGAAAGTGTGAGAAGATTAAGTGTTTGTAGCCCTGTCATTTGATGGGGTTTTCTTTTTTTACGCCATTCGTCTAATTGGATAAGACATCATAATTCTAGTGTGATTGATGCGGGTTCGAGTCCTGCATGGCGTGCCATTTAATTTAGAGAAGTGAATATACGCCAATGTAGTAGAGCGGCTCTGGTATTGGACGCAATAGTGAAAACAGAGTGGTTGTCGTGCCTTAGGGACTGTTCACTTCATCTAAGTTAAGAATAGGATTGTATATGGACACAATCGAAGCGAAGAAGAATTTAAATGCTTTGTGCAATGAAATAGAAAAGCTTCAAAATCTTTCACGCGGTTTGATGACAGCTAAAGAAATGCTTGATATTGACGCAAAGATTAAACGACACAAAGACCAAGTGAAGAATATTAGAAGTAATCTTCATGCGTGATGCAAAGCGACTGAAGGCAATTAGATTGTTGCCCTGCGTTAGATGTGGTCAGAGTCCTTCACAGGCAGCCCATTCGAACAGTTCGAAGCATGGCAAGGGTAGATCGATTAAGGCTAGTGATGAGTTTACAGTTCCCTTATGTGCAATTTGTCATGCTGCATTTGACCAGTTCAAATTAGACACAAGACAAGAATCGGAAGCTATGTTTGAGCGGTGGTTGGAGAAGACAGAGCGGATGCTTAGTCTTAAAGATGAAGAAATATTTTAACTGAGCCAATAGGCTCTTTTTTTGTGAGAATTAAAATGGCTCAACCAGGAACATTTACCAAGTGTAAGAAACAAATTGAAGGTGCAATTAAACGTCAGACTAAGAAAGGCGAAAACTTTTGTGCAATGGATCTTCCTTACCACCTCAAAGAAGATAAAGAACTAACAGATGCGTATCTCCAAGAATTAAAAGGTCGCGGTTTCATAATTGAAATTAGTACTGATGCTGATTGGCCAGAGTTGTGCGGGAAAGTGAAATGGTAAAGCCTATTGTAGAAATACTGGAAGATAAATTTGAAGATGAGCTCTTGGCTTTTCTAAATCAATTCCAATTAGAAAATGACTGCAAGATAAAAGAGTGGTCTTTTGTCCCTGATGGCAGCAGTAACTATACGTTACGCGTTGAGATCGAAAAGGAAGATTCAAATCTAATGTGCTAAGAGGTGTCAAAATGGAACCTAGATTCGTCATCAAAAACCATTCTGACATCAACTATGTAATTGGCTATCTCAATACTAATCACGCAAAGGCAGCGAACGAAGGGAAGCCGTTAGTTGTATTGATTGCACCACAAGAGAAAGATCGTTCAAAGGCTCAAAACCGCTTGTACTGGATGTGGCTTAATCAATGGGCTAAACGTCAAGGTACAGATAAAGACTATGAGCATCTGTTCTTCAAGAAGAACTTCTTAGCAAAAATCTATGACCGTGATGACGTTGGCCAATACAAGAAAACATTCAAAGCTGTAAGAGAGTTGAAGGACTCAAAGCATCCACTCTACCAAGATGTGGCAAACGGCCTATGTGAGCTAATGAGCACTACAGATGCAAGCACAGCTCAATTCACTGAATACCTTAATGACATTCATGCATTCTGCAATAAAAACGGGTGTTATTTGGAAACGCCTGATGATCTTAAGTATGTGCTTGAATAATTGCCAATTTCATATTATTAATGTCTCTCACTTTATAAAATGAGAAACTAACAAATGACAATGAATAACCTTGAATATGAAGCAGTAATTGAATGTGAAAAAATTAAAGGTAAAGCAGCAATTGCTGTGGCAATACTAAGCAATTGTGGTGGCCATGGTGTTATGGATTTAAGCGAGTTAAGTAGAGATAATTTACTTAAATATATTAAAGAGGTTCAAGCAACCTTAGATGAATAATACGAACCGCCCAAGTGGCGGTTTTTTATGAGGTAAATATATGGCAGCTCCAATCGGTAATAGATTCTGGGAGCAGCGCAGCTCTCATGGTCGTAAACCGATCTTCGAAGATCCAGAACAACTATGGGAAGCTGCCTGTGAGTATTTTGAGTGGGTGACAGATAACCCATTAGAAGAAGCAAAGGCATTTGCATATGAGGGCGTTGTAACAGTTGAAGATTTACCTAAGATGCGCGCAATGACCATTCAAGGCTTGTGTTTCTTTCTTGATATTTCCGATGAGACTTGGGCAACTTACTGCTCTAAAGAAGGTTTTATTGGAATCTGTAGCGATATCAAAAGGGTTATCTTCACTCAAAAGTTTGAAGGTGCAAGTGCTGGATTGCTTAATGCTTCTATTGTTGCCCGTGAGCTTGGCTTAGCTGACAAACAAGAGAATAAGCTGACACTTGAAGTTCAGTCATTATCAGAATTGATGGATGAAATAGGGAAGGATGATTAATTATAAGGAGTAGCCATGCTGAATCCTGAGCATAAAGCGAAACTTAAAGACCAGTTATGGCGCTTAAATAATCTTTACTACATTACGAATAAAGAGGGTAAGCAAGTTAAGTTCAAGATGACACTTGAACAGCTTGAATACTTCGAAAACGAATGGACACGTAACATCATCTTAAAGGCACGTCAGTTAGGTTTTACCACTGAGATGTGCATGATTCAGTTAGATGCTGCATTGTTCATGTCTGATAAGTGTGCTTTGATTGCCCATACATTACATGATGCTAAGCGTCTGTTCCGTGAAAAGGTTAAGTACGCTTACGATCGCTTGCCACACCTTATCAAAGCAGCCAATCCTTTAGAGATTCAAACTAAAGATGAGCTTGTTTTTAGCAAAGGTGGCTCAATTACCGTTTCAACTTCATTTCGTGGTGGAACATTAGACCGATTACATGTGTCTGAGTTCGGTAAGATTTGTGCGAAGTTTCCAGATAAGGCCCGTGAGATTGTTACAGGTGCATTTGAGGCAGTTAGCCTTAAAGGTCGCATCACACTTGAAAGTACGGCTGAAGGTAAAAGTGGTTACTTCTATGAATTCTGCCAATTAGCTGAAAAGTTATTACTACTCAACAAAAAACTAAGTCCACTTGATTGGAAATTCTTTTTCTTCTCCTGGTGGAAGAATGCTGATTATGAAATTGAACCAACTGAAGAACTCCCACAGCGCCTAGTTCAATACTTTGAAGAACTGGAAGTTAAGCACAAGATTAAAACAACGCCAAAGCAAAGAGCTTGGTATCACTCAAAAGAGAAAACTCTTGGCGAGGATATGAAGCGGGAATATCCAAGTATTCCTAGTGAAGCTTTTGCTCAGTCTGTTGAAGGTGCTTACTACAAGAACCAATTTAAATTCTTGTATGCCAATAAACGCATTGGTGTATTGCCTTCTAATGATCATTTACCTGTTATGACCTTCTGGGACTTAGGTGTCTCAGACTCAATGGTGATCTGGTTTATCCGGAAGTTATCAGATACTTGCTACCAAGTTATCGATTACTACGAAAACTCAGGCGAAGGTATGCGGCACTATTTCAAAGTGCTTAAAGAAAAAGGCTACAAGTACAGCAAGCATTATGCTCCGCACGACATTAAAAACCGCTCTCTTATGAATGATGGTAAGTCTCGTCTTGACATTGCCAAAGAGGGCTATGTGCTCGATGACGGGGAGAAGTACTCAGTCAATTTCGAAGTGGTGCCAAGTATCACCGTAATGGATGGTATCGAGCAGGTCCGTGAGATTCTGCCTTTATGCGAATTTGATGAATACAAATGTGCTGAGGGCATTACTCATCTTGAGAACTATCGAAAAGAGTGGAATGACAAACTTGGATGTTGGAAGGACAACCCACTTCATGACATTCACTCTCATGGTTCAGATGGGTTCCGTATGTTTGCTGTCGCTATGGGTAAAAAGGTAGTTGCAAAAACACTAGATATAGGAATGGTTTACTAATGCCAGTTAATACTGAACATCAAGCTTATGCAGACATGAAAAAGCGTTGGGAAACTATCGACGATGTCTGTGATGGTTCTGCCACGGTTAAGAAGCGTGGCGAACTTTATTTACCAAAACCCAATGTATCGTCTGATTTAACGCAGAATGATCAATATTATTTGGCTTATTTAACCCGTGCTGTGTTCTACGAGATTTCTAAAGACACATTAAACAAGATGGTGGGCGTGGTATTTGCTGAGGACCCAACATTCGAACCAGATGGAATGGATTTTCTTAAATACGATACAGATGGTACGGGTAAGTCAATTTATCAAGTTGCACAATCTGCCTTGCAAGGTCAGCTTAAACATGCACGTGGTGGTTTATTTGTTGATTATCCAACTACTGACGGCAATGTGTCTGTGCAGCAGGCAGAGAGCTTAGGCATTCGGCCAACGATCGTTTTTTATGAATCGTTGAGTATTATCAATTGGAGTCTAAAGCGAGTTGGTTCGGTCTATAAGCCTGAACTTATTGTCTTGCATGAGAAGACTACGGAAAAGGATCCAGAAGACGAATTCTCTAAGAAAGAAATCAATATTTATCGCGTACTTCGACTTGATGAAAACAATGAATATAACGTTCAAGTTTATACAGATAAGTCAGGAGAACTACAGGGCGGGGATATCTTTTATCCAACGAATTCATTAGGCCAAAGATGGAATGAAATCCCTTTTATTCCTTTGGGGTCTTTGGCTAATGATTGGAATATTGACCCGATCCCATTAGAACCAATTGTCACTATGAACTTGGCCCATTATCAAAACAGCGCAAGCTATGAAGAGATGGTATTTATCTGTGGACAAGCTCAGCCAGTTATTAATGAACTTGATGAAGGTTGGCGTGACTGGTTGCAGAAAAATGGAGTTCGCTTAGGTTCTAAGAATCCTTTAATGCTTCCGAAAGGCTCATCATTTGACTACAAGCAAGTCACTGAAAGCACCTTAGCAAAACAGGCTATGGATGCTAAAGAAAAGTACATGCAGGCCATGGGTGCCAAGATTCTTGAGACGGAACAAGTCAATAAAACGGCTACTCAATCAAATAATGAAAAACTTGCTCAGTACAGCGTCCTTTCTTTGTGTGTGGCCAATACTAATGAGGCGATGGAATATGCGCTTAAATGGTGTGCTGCATATTATGGAAGCGGATCTAAAGCGAAACTCACAATTAAGCAAGATTTTGCTAAAGGTAAGATTGACCTTGATACGCTTAAGTTCTATTGGGAAATGGTGCTTGCTAATCGCATGAGTATGGAAACCTTCCATGAGTTGCTAACTACTGGGAAAGTTCCAGAAATTAGCTATGAGGATGAGCAAACACGTATAGAAAGCGAGTCAGTCAATAGACCTATGGTGGTTTAAATCGCAGGAGTGACAAATGAACATCCAGTTGTCACAACAGGCTCTGCTTGATGCTCTAGTATCACATCAAGCTTATCTTTACCGACTGTCTTCAACTGAAATCAATAATCTCTTAACGCAATTCGATTCTCTCTCGAATGAGATGATCTCGAAGTTAAGAGACTTGTTGGATGACTTGAGCGATGCTGAAAAGACAGCATTAATGTCAGGACAATACACAACGCCTGCTTTGAAAGAAGTTAGGACATTAGTTCAGACTTGGCAGGCAAGTGTAGCGTCAGGATTGCTTGAGAGCTTCACTGTAAGCGCTACTGCATTGGCGGTATACGAAGCTACATATCAAGCTAAAACTCTCGCTGAGAAGGCAATAGAGCCAAATGGCAAGACATTGCTTAGTAAAGCAAAGAAGGTGCCATTAAGTGGCGGTGTTTTACTTGATTCTATCTTTGCTCGAATTGCTGATGATACTCGTCAACGGGTTGAACAGGTCATTCGGGATGGGCTATCAAAAGATCAGACTAATCAGCAGATCATCCAGCGAATTAAGGGTAGGAAAGCTCTCAATTATCAGGATGGTTTATTAGATCAAAGTAGATCACAGATTGCGACAATGGTCCGCACTGCTCGAAGTCATGTATCTAATGTTGCATTAAATGAAACATACACCGCCATTGGCGTTGAGTACGTGAAGTTCATAGCAACATTGGATAGCCGTACCTCTAAAATCTGTATGGGCTATTCGGATAAGGTCTACAAGAAAGATGAGCCTCATCCAGTGCCGCCACTTCACCCAAACTGTAGATCAATCCTGATTCCCGTTTCTGATGACTCAGGAAAAACCATTGGTATGCGGCCATTCAACAATAAAGTGAATGGTGAAGGTGAGATAGGCGTGGTTGATTCAAATACAACTTTCAAAGGTTGGTTTGATAAACAAGATGCATCTTTTCAAAAGTCTTGGCTTGGGCCGACAAGATACAAACTATTCAAAGAGGGGAAATACTCATTGGATAAGTTTGTAGATCCTTTAACAGGTCAGCCATTCACACTTGCTGAACTCAAAAAGCTTGATGAAGAAATGTTTAAGAGGTCGGGATTATGAAAGTAATTAGTCGAGGTGTGCCGCCCGAGTTGCAGACCTATAGAGACTCATGTGGCAAGTGTTATTCAGTTATCGAATTTCAAAAGAATGAGTTGCGAGTCATGAGCGATAGAAACGAAACTATCTATGTGTTGAATTGCCCTGTATGTCGTAACGATATTTGGATTGCATCTCAAGCATTAAAGCCAGTTATTTATAGAAATATGTAAAACAACTTAATTCAAACCTTAGCAGCTTCGGCTGCTTTTTTATTGCCCGCAGTTTGTGACTGCAAAACCGCTCAGGGAGCAAAACATGAAATACAAACTCGATAGCCTAGAGGGCTTATCTGATGAAATGAAAGCGCTTTACGAAGAAAAAGATGGCGCATTTTATTTAAAAGTTGAAGGTTTGCCGCAGCAAGATAATTCAGAACTGGATGGGCTGAAGAAGAAAGTTGAAGAACTTCTTGGTGAAAAGAAATCTGCTCAACAAAAACAACGCGAAGCCGAAGAGAAAGCTCAACGCGAAGCCGAAGAAGCAGCCCGTAAAAAAGGTGACGTTGCTGCAATTGAAGCATCTTGGAAAGCCAAGCTTGAGCAGGCAGAAGCAAAACATGCGGAAGCAACCAAAGCATTGCAAGACCAAGTCTACAAATTAACTGTCGGGCAAACAGCACAAGCATTAGCAAGTGAGCTTTCAATCAAAGGCTCGGAGGCAGTTTTGCTTCCACATATTACAAATCGTCTTCAAGTTGAAACTGATGAAAACGGAGAGGTCAAAGTACGTGTACTAGATTCGCAGGGCAAACCTAGTGCTTTAAGTATTGATGACCTCAAAAAAGAGTTCCGCGGCAATGTGGCATTCAAGCCATTAATTGTTGCTTCAAATGCGTCAGGAAGTGGGGCTTCTGGCGGTGGTTCAGGTGGTGGAGCTGCCAAGAAACCAAGTGAAATGACCACGCAAGAGCGCTTGGAATTCCAAAAGAATGATCCTCAAGGGTTCCAAGCAGCAGTAGCGAATGGTGACTTTAATAATTAATTATTGGGAGTAACTCCATGCCTTCTTTAGTAGAAGTATTTAACCGTGACGTAGTTTTATCTTATCTACGTCCAAATCCTGTGGCAGTTTCGCCACTCGTGCAGTCAGGTGCATTCGTATCTGATGAATCTTTACGTCCTTTGCTTAAAAGTGGTTCATCAACATTCGTCGTTCCATACATTAACGGTGTGGATGGTAATGTTGAACAGAACTATGGCAACACCATTTTGACTGATATCGCAATGCCTCGCACGATTGATGCAGGTGAAATGCAAGGCCGCGTTGCTTATATGAACGAAGGCTTTCTTGAGTCTGTTCTTGGGCAGTATTTATCGAAGGTCAATTCACTTGAGCTTATTGGTGGAATGCTGAATAAGTATTGGCAACAAGCTGCCGAAAACCGTGCTCTAGCAACAGTAATTGGCTTGCGTAATTATGACCAGGCGAACGGCAAGCGATTCACTACTGACATCTCTGCTTCAACAGCAACAGATGCTTCACGTTGGTCAGTAGATGCCTACATTGATGCGGAAAGCACAATGAATGCTTCATTACGTGGACGTGGTGTGATGTTCGTGCATTCACGTATTGCTGCGAAGATGCGTAAACAGCAATTACTTGAACAAGTGACCACAAGTGATAACTTGCCACCAATCACCGTTTACAACGGGCGCGCAGTCATTGAAACAGATACCAATACGCAAATTGGCACAGGCGCAAACGCTAAGTTCATCACGATTCTTGCAGGTCCACGCGCATTTGCATATGACTCTGTTCCCGGTCCAAAAGATTTGAAGGTTGAAGAAACACAATCAACTGGTAATGGTGCTGGTCATGAAATCCTTTGGACGCGTCGCAACATGTTGATCCATCCGCAAGGTTTTAGCTTCATTGCACCTAAAGACACTTTAACTGGTGGTACAGAGCGTGAGTCTTTAAGCGCTTCTTGGGCTGATTTGCAGAAGGCAGCTAACTGGAAACTTGTAACCAAACCAGAAGACACCTCAATCCGCTTCCTAATTACTAACCTTTAAGGAGAGCAGTCATGGCTGAGAAGCAACCAGACTACAAATACCAATACCCAACTGACCGCCGATATGCTGATGATGCGACTGACACGTTAGCAGCAGGCACCATGTTTGACCCTGCCAAAACAGCGGGTGACTATGGCATTAAGGATCCAGAAGTAGCGGTTCCTGTGCCAGAAGCCCCGTTGAATGGCGGTGCATAACTAAAGCAGGGCGGCTTTCGGGCCGTCCTTCTTAATTAGATTTTTAGGATTAAGCTATGAACTATGTAGCAGTCGAAAGTGTGACTCAAAAGCTAGGGCCTGACTGGCGGGGAACTGGTGATCCGGTTAAAGCTGTGATGCAGGCTAATGCGTGGCTTAATGCTAGAAATTTACCGGAGTATCCAGAAGGTGAAGTGCCAGATGCAATCCTTACAGCAGGGGCGTATTTGGCAAAGCTTGCAGCAGCAGGGCAGCTATATACCACCAAAGAAGGTGTAGTTGCTTCTAAGACCGTATCCGCTCAATCTGGAACATCAGTAAGCAAGACCTATGTTGCAGGCAAAGAAGAGTCAGTTAGTGGTGATATGCAATTCATCCTTGATCTGCTTGAACCATTCTTTAGCGAGAAGTATCACATCAACACATATGTCATTACGGAGTAAGCCATGGGAATGCGTGATGAGATTCAGCAAGAACTTGGTGCTGCCTTCGATGCTGAGGATGAGCTTGCTGATGCTGTAGATACATTCACTTGTACTCGAAAGAAGCTAACGGGATCTAATCCCGCTACTGGTGAAGATACTTACACCGAATATGTATATAGCGGCAGAGGCGTTCTATTTGGCTCTTATTTAAAAGATTTGGTGAAGCCTATAGATTACCGCGCCACAGACTCTAAAGCCGTGTTATTGCAAAATGAAGTGAAAGATGCAGCAGGTATTTTAGCTGAACCAGATGTTAATGACATTTGGGTAATTGAGGGTGGTAATTATCGAGTTGTAAGTTATGGAAAAGATCCAGCGGACGCAACATGGATTGCCCAGTTGAGGAAAGTGTAATGGTTGATTTAAAGGTAAGAGCTAGCAAGAGCAAGCCAAAAGGTGCAACTCACTTCCACTATTTTGAAAAATTCATTTACTACGCTGTAAGAGGTGAGAAGGTGTGGCAGTTTGGCGAGGATGGAATTTGGCGAATACGCAAAGAGATCATTAAAGCACCTATGATGGAACTGTATTGAGGTGATTCTTAATGGGCTGGACAAACAAACCTTCGAGTTTCATCCAAACTGTTGAAGCTGATATAACTAAACGACAAAAAGACATTGTGATTGATGCCCTTGGTGGTGTGGTTCTTCAAAGTCCAGTTGATACAGGAGCTTTTAGAGCATCACACAGAGTCAGCATAAACCAGACTGACCAATCATTTAATGAAGCAGAGAAAGATAAAGGCGGTGGCTCAACCATTAGCAAAGGCACAAGCGCCTTATCCCGTCTAGTGCCTTATTCAGTTGTCTATATTCAAACAAATGCACCTTATGCAACCAAAATTGAATATGGTGACTTCACTGATAAGCCAGAAACCCCAAAAACTACAGGTGGCTATTCAAGGCAAGCACCTCAAGGTGTCTACGGGTTAACCTTCAACTATATTGCTCAAAAATACGGTGGTTAAAATGGCAATGACTTTAGATCAAGCACGACAAGCCATTATCACTAGAGCAATGGCATTTACTGGAATTGAGCAGACCCGAATTAAATATCCTAATAAAGACTTTACGGTCCCGGTTGATGGACTATGGTGTGACATTAATGTGTTATGGGGTGGTTCGATCATTGCTGCAATTGGTGATACACCATGCACAAGAAGAACAGGGATTATCTCAATCAACTGCATGGCCCGTCTGAACACACATGAAGTCGCAATAACAAAACTTGCAGATGCTTGGTTGGCTCACTTTGAATATTTCTCAATCGGTCAATTAGAAATACTACAAGGCCAAGTGCAGAACTTAGGGAATAACACGGACTTTGTTCAATATAATGTGTCGATTGGATATAGGGTGAATTGATATGTCTTGCATGCTGACATTAGAAGAAATTGAAATTAAACGCCAAGAACTTGAACGACACCTTCACAATATGATGGGTGCCGAACTTCAAAAATGGCAAAAAGAAAATAAGGTTTGCATCTCTGATGTGAATATCCGACTCGCAAGCACTCACAGTTTAGGTGGACCAAAACAAAATACCGTAACTGGTGTTTCTGTGGATCTGGATTACAAGCCTTAATCACACAACAAACTAAATTCACTTTTAACCGAACCTGTCCTTAGCGGCAGGTTTTTTTATGCCTGAAATTCAGGCGAACACTGGCTAGGCTGATCCCCGAAAAGCACGCTTTTCATGTTCAGTGTGCCTGCCAGTTCTTTTCTTTGAACATGAGCTAGTAAGAGGAACTCTTATGAACATGATGACAACATTGAATTTACGAGCATTGGTTACCAATAATAACGGTGAGCCAAGAACAACAAGTTATGCAGTTGCTCAAGCATTTGGAAAGAGGCATTCAGACGTTCTCCGCTCCATTAAAAATATGAAGTGCTCCACAAAGTTTCGTGAGCGCAATTTTGCGTTTACCTTAGAAAACAAGAAGATAGGAAACACAAAACGACAAACAGGTTTTTACCAGATGACTGAGCGAGGCTTCATGTTCCTTGTAATGGGATTCAACGGTGAAAAAGCCGATGCCATTAAAGAGCAATTCATTGATGCCTTTGAGTGGATGGCTAATCAACTCAGTCAAGTTTTCCAATCAAAATGGGCTAGATATAACTCTCTAACGAATTATCACCAAGGCAGAAAAGCACAAATCAGTGGATGTGCGAGCGCAATGGGCCAGTGGCGATGGGAAAAGGAACCACTAGAAACTGAAATAAAGGAGTTGGAATATCAACTTCAACCACAGCTTGATTTAAATGGTGGATTAGCATGAAAACTACCGAAGAGTATGCATATCAGTTCAGCCTTGAACTACTCAAGAATTGCGAGACCTATAAAGAAAAAAAAGCAGCCATTGAAGAAGCTTGGAACTTAGCGCTGAAGTTTACAACCTTCGGCACTCTTATTCAGGAATACAATCAGCATTCTGGCTTCATTGATCCTTTGCCAAACGCCTGCATACCTTAACCAAAATACCCAAATCCAACGCCCTCAATTCGAGGGCTTTTTAATGCCCGAAAATTAAGGAGAACTTAGATGAGTTCTGGTGCACGTCAGCTAACACAAATAGCTAAAGAAACAACAATTGGTGTTACGCCAAGCCCATTTGACCGTCAAACATTTGAATTCACCGAAAACGGATTGGATGCAACTGTAAGTAAAGAGAATTCAAACTCTATTACCAGTGGTCGTCTTGCTCGATCATCAATGATTACCGGTGCAGAGTATGCCGGGGAATTAAAATGTGAAGCGAAGTACAGTCCATTGATTCAAGACTTAATGGCCGCAGCTGCTTTCAACAACTGGGATAACAATGTACTGACATTTGGTGGAAACGTACGTCAAACATTTAGTGTGCTTCGCGGTTTCACTGATGTAAATGACTACCATATTTTTAAAGGCGCTCATGTAAACACCTTTGGAATTGATATTCCAGAGCAAGGCTTAATCACCATGACTTTCGGGTTAATGGCTCTAGGTCGTTTGGGTGCAACTACTCCTCCATTGGGTACAGCAACGCCAGCCGATGACAATCCTAAAATGTCTAACATTTCAGTTGGAGATATTTTGATTGATGGTGTTTCGCAAGCTGGTATCTCATGTATTACAGCTTTTACATTCAATTGGGATAACTCAATGCAGGTTCAACGCTGTTTAGGTAGCGGCATTGATCCTAAAAAGATTCTTGAAATGATTGCAGCAGGGACAGGATCATTTACAGCAGCTTGGTCTCAAAACACCTCTGAGATGTACGCTAAACAATTCACGAATGCCAATATCTCTCTTCGTGTGCCAATTACAGACAGTGAAGGTAATGAATATGAGCTATTCATTCCTAAAGTTGAAATTACGGCAGGATTACCTACAGGTGGTACAAGCGACATCTTAAATACTTCTTTTGACTACACTGTAGTTGATGAAGCACCAACAATTACCCGTACACCAGCAACGCCTTAATACTGATTTGGCAGCTTAATTGCTGCCTTCTTTTTTGGAGAAATAACATGGCTCTTGAAGTCAATATTCAAAGAAATAAAGACGTCAGTTTGTGGCGCGAATACAAAGATACTGAAGGCAATGTACTTGCTGAGTTTAAGATCCGTGGTATTGGATATAAGCCTTATCAGGTGGCACTTGAACGAGCAAATAATCAGATCTCATCAAAAGGCTTTGACGTAGCAAAGGCAACAGCAGAAGATAAACTCTTTCATGAATTAGTTTTAGAAGCAGTGGCTTCGCATTTAATTGAAGACTGGAAAGGCGTGGTTTTTGTTGAAGAAGGTCCTGAAGGTGAGCTGGTAAAAACAGAGCCTACTTTCAATGGCGAAAATGCATTTAAGTTGCTCAATATGGGCGATTTAGGTGTTTCTATTTGGTCTTTTATCCGCACTGAATCTGAAAAGATCCAAGCTGAAGCAAATCAATATCGAGATGATGTTGTGGGAAAGTCGTCAGCCTCTACGAGTGGGCAAAGTTCAGCTCAGAAGAAGAAGCGAGCGACTACAGCAAAAAGCAAAGCGCAGTCGCAAAAGCTTTAAATCTCAACAACACTAAGGTTTTAACTAAACCTGACTATTCTTATGTTGCTAATGCCATTCTGACTGCATATAACACCATTGCAAGATCTAGACGCTATGAACAAGGTGTTCCTCTGGCGTTAGATATTTCTGCAATTAATGCTTATGTAGAGCAATATGACTTGCCTGTTGAGCGATACATCTTCAATGACTGTATCTTTACGCTTGACGATATGTTCTTGGATGAGGCGCATAAGAAGGCGACGCAACGAGCGACGAAGACTTAAATGCTGACTTTCGGTACATATCTTAGACTTTGCGACGTGATTTAGCGCGATTGATGTAACATAATACGCCTATGCCCTTGACATTCCAGTAAAGATTCCTTATTGACAGGATTGTCAATATATAATATTTTACTTTACATAGTCCCCTTGGTTGTACGCCATCTATTATCCAGATTGTGCCTAACCCAAGGGGTTTTGCACATCTGAATAAAACATTCAGGATGGCTGGTTGCTCATCCGTTTGTTTTGGAGATATTAAATGTCAATTAAAGCATTAGACGTGGCTAATTACATACTTTGGCTTGAAAATCGCTTTGAAGGCAGTGAAGGTATCACTCCACTAAAACTACAAAAATTAGTTTATTATTGTCAGGGCTTTCATTTGGCAATGTTTGATGAAGAATTATTCCCAGAGAGCATAGAGGCATGGTTGCATGGCCCAGTAGTTCCATCTGTTTATCATCACTTCAAGGCTGCAGGTAATGATATTGTTACTCCGCCAAAAGATTTTAATATAGAAATTCTAAGTGAAGCACAGCGCGAACTTCTAGATGAGGTAATTGAATCTTATGGTCAATTCTCTGCATGGAGATTGCGCAATATGACCCACGAAGAGGCTCCATGGAAGAATGCCTATGAGCCAGGTTGCAACAATGAAATTTCTATTAAAGATATGAAGGCTTACTTTGAAACTCAATTAGAATCTTAAGATTAAGGTTTTATATGAAAATAAAGAAGCCTACTGCACATAAAACAAAAAATATTGCCCAACAAGCTGCTGACAGCCTTCCAAAAAAAGAGGGCTGTATTATTTTCTCTTTGCAGTATATTCAGAAAAACCACTGTTATTCAAACTGTCAGCCTGCAGAAAAGCAGGCTTTAGCTGATGCTATCTTTAAAAGACGAGAAATGACATGGAAAACGATTGCAAAAGAAACAAGACATGGTTTGGGTTATGAGAAAATAGAAAGAAAAAGTTTAAATGTAGCTGTGCCAAACGTTGTACCAGAAGATGCCTCAATACTTTCATTTAGGTTTTACGGACTAGCTCCAATGGTTGGTTATCGCGAAAATGATATTTTCCATATTTTATGGTTGGATCGTGAATACAAGGTGTATCCACATTAGATATATACTAATGTTTTAAAAACCACCCTAGGTGGTTTTTTATTGCGCCAAAAAGCACCGTGAGGTGCTTTTAATATATGGGGGGGGTTACCAAGAGCCTTTAACTGGGTCATCTTTGTCCAGTTCATCATCAATTAACTTTTTAGACTCTTCTAAAGACTTATTATAGAACTTTTTAACATTTGGATATTTCTTAAAAACTTTATCCATATATTCATCTTGGGTTCCATTAAGCATTGACTCGAACATGCCTGTAATCATTTCCATCATTTTCATGGAATTAGCGAGTTGTTCTTCTAGGCTTTGAATCTTTTTGTCTTTCTCAGATTCAGATGAAATCTCAATGTTGAGTTCTGCATCTTTATTTTTATTTTGTTCACGTTCTTCTAGAACTTTGGTAAGACGTGCCTCTAACTCTTCAGGGGGCATATTAAGCGGTGACAAGTCTGATTCCTGCTCAAAGCTTCTTTCAAGACGGGCAATAATGTCTGCATTCATTGAGCGCTTATATGCTTTGGCAGATTCAGCCACCTTGTCACGTAACTCTTCAGACCACCTTAGTTTGTATTGAGGGTCTTTTTGATTCTCGCTCATTGAAATAAACCATATACCGCAAAAATGAAATACTGATCATAAAGTACCATGGAGGTACTTGACAATGGTCGCAAGGAGGTGCATATTATAAATGTACCTCCTTGGTACTATTGTGGAGATTATTATGGCAAAGCAAAATCAACAGCAATTAAAAATCCGATTTTTTGATGATACTGATCATTTGAAATTGAAGGAAATTGCAGAAAAGGAAGATCGCTCATTGACCTATGTTGTTAACCAAGCGATTAAACAATTTTTACAAAGCAAAGAGAGTGCGAAAGCATGAAATTTAACAGGCACAAAAAAACCTTGCCATCCGCCAAGATTGTACAAGGTTTAGCTGTGTCCCAGAGGACAGATAACTATGTTAAATATACCATTCGAATTTGATAAAGACAAGGTTCTAGATATTACCGATCTACTGCCAACCATTCCTATTGAGATTCTTGAGAAGGTAACAGATCAAAACGGTTCTGTTTCAGCAGATGAAGAAAATTTTCTAAAATCTGTAGGACGCGCTGCGGAAAATGCAAACCTTCCAGTTTTAAAGGGATTAAGTGCTATTGGTGTATTGCTTGCCAACGCAAATGAAGAAATACCGTTAGGAACATTCAATGATGTTGGCTGGTTAATACAATCGCTTAGCGAACAAGTTATAGCTATAAGCCATATGCAAGGGTTCGCTGACTCACTTCTTGATGCAAGTAATAAGAACAAAATCTCTAAGGGCAATGGAGGGCTAATGTCATGAATATGCTTATTAACCAAGAAACTTTAATTCCAGTTGTTGATAGAGATATTGGCGGAGAGGTTCAGCCTTCTGTTGATGCACGTGAATTGCATAAGTGGCTTAAATCTGGGGAAATGTTTGCCACATGGATAAAAAAACGGATTAAGACCTATAAATTTATTGAAAATGAAGACTATATTAGTTTTTTGGTAAACCCCAAAAAACCTAATGGTGGGCGTTCTTCAAGAGAATACATATTAACTATTGATATGGCTAAAGAGCTGTCAATGGTTGAAAACAATGAACAAGGTCGGGTTGCAAGACGTTATTTTATTAACTGTGAAAAAGCATTGCGACAAACAGCATTTGGATTAATGAACCAATTCAACAGAGCTGTATTAGAGTTTGAGAAGTTTACTGAAATTGCTTCAAATGCTGGAAGAACATTATGTTTGGTTGGTAAGCAGTACAAACCTCAAGCATTAAGTAAGGTTGAGGAGCCGAAGCAAAAGATTACGCCTTTGCTCCCATTCGAAGAAGACGAGATGCAAGCTTAAAAGAATTAAGAACCCGCCAAGTGCGGGTTTTTCTTTATGTGACATTTAATGATCAGTTTGTTAAATTACCCCTAAACATAGGGGTATTTCATGAAAAATTTTATTTTATTTATTTCAGTTGTATTTATTACAACCTCAGTATTTTCTGCACCTAATAAAAAATCAGCTAAAGAACAGCATGAAGAAAATTGTGTAAATTTAGCTAAGCTAGCCCAAACTTTTATGACATCTAAACAAAATGGTGTTCCTATTCTTTCTAGTCTGGAAACAGTAAACACAATAATTAAAGATGAGCAAAGAGCAGAAATAATCAGATTGATTGTTAAAGATGCTTATTCGCAACCAAATTACTCAACCCCGTCTGTGAAAGAAGAACAACTTAACGAATTTACTGCCAAGTATTATATTGGCTGTTCAGAAATGTATAAATAAAATAAATTATTGATTAAAGTTTGCTTAATATTGATTTTAACAAGGCTGTGAATATGAAAAAAATTATTTTAATGAGTTTGGTTATTACTCTTACGGGTTGCGCTGCAACTTCTGACATGACAAATAATCAGTACATGGCAACAACACCTACATCAACAGAGTTAAATGGATTCTGGACTGGTGTAAATGGTCCGTACACAGTTACATATGCATTTAAAAAGGATGGCACTGGATTGATGTGTTCAAGCTGGGGTGGCAATGACTCACTTGAGAAGCTAAAAATTAATGGCTCAGAAGTTATTCTACAATCTGGCTTGAAACAAACAATAAAATTGCAAACTAGTACAAAGCTTGAGTTAAGAGCTAATTACTATGTTGGAGCAACGTATACTTATATTCCCGATCCATCCTTAAGTAATGCATCTCCATACTGTGAAAAAAACCTAAGATAACACCTAATTAATTAAAGCCCGCGAAAGCGGGTTTTTTATTGCCTAGAGGAAAGTAAAGATGGCACAAGAATCCCGTTTGGTTATTGTTATTGATTCGCAAAATGCTGAACGTAATGCACGAAATCTAGGCAATGAATTGGATAGCATTGAGCGTAAAGGTGACTTTGCCACCAAATCAATGGATGCGTTATCTGTTGCTACACGTCAACTTGCTGGATATATGGCTGGATTGGTTACTGTAAGTGCCGCCATTTCTAAGATGGACACTTACACTAGTCTTCAAAACCGTCTCAAATTAGTAACTAACAACCAAGTTGAGTTAAACAAGGCAACAGAAGATACCTTCCGAATTGCTCAAAAAACCTATTCAGCATGGGATTCTGTTCTACAGGTCTACCAGCGTTTTAGTGATAATGCCAAAACTTTAAACCTCACAATGGATGACACAGCACGTTTAACTGAAACAGTATCAAAAGCTGTAGCAATAAGTGGTGCAAGTGCAGCAGCAGCAGATGCAGCTTTAGTTCAGTTTGGGCAGGCATTAGCAAGTGGAACATTGCGCGGTGAAGAGCTTAACTCTGTAATGGAGCAAACCCCAGCATTAGCAAAAGCAATTGCTCAAGGTATGGGTATAACTGTTGGAGAGTTACGCACAGTAGCAGCGGAAGGGAAAATTACTTCCCAAGAAATCGTTAAGGCCTTAAAGAATGTTCAAGCAGATGTAGATGCCTTATTTGCTAAAACAGACATCACTATTAGCCAATCGCTAACGCTGCTTAACAATGAAATTACTAAGTTTGTTGGCGAGTCTGGAAAGGGATCTGGCGCAGCAGAAGTATTGTCAGGTTCTATTAAAACGCTTGCTGGTAACTTAGATGTTTTAACATCTGCAATGATGGTTGGTGGTGCTTATTGGCTTGGAACCTACATTCCTGCAATTTATGCCTCTGGTGTTGCTGTAGCTGCAAAAACGAAGGAATTAGCGGTTCAAACCGTAACGCAGTATGCTGCAATTCAGGCCGAGCGCGCTGCTGCTGCTCAACAAGTAATTAGCACTCAAGCCGCTGTTGCAAATACTCAAGCAACTTTAGCTGCTATTGCGGCTGAGAAAGCTCTAGAAGTACAGCGCCTTAAATCTCAAATTACTGAAAAAGGCAGAACAGCGACATTAACTCGTATGGCTGAGCTTAAGAAGATTGAGGCTCAAGTCACAAGAGAATTGGCTGTAGCTGAGGAGGCTCTGGCAGTAGCTCAATCGAGATCAGCTGCTGCGGGCGCTGCTACTGTAGGAATTGGTTCACGCCTTTTAGGTTTACTTGGTGGTCCAGTTGGTATTGGTATTACAGTTGCAAGTCTGGCTGCTGGATATCTTTTGATGCGTGACAACACAGCGGAAGCTAATAAAAAACTTGAAGAACAGGCTCGAGTTGCGGAAAAGACAGACGAAGCATTAAAGAAATTAGCTGGCAATGATAAAACAAAGGCAGTTGATGATCTAACGGCAGCATTCAATGCCCAAAATGAAGCATTAGAGAAATCGTCACGTTCTGTTGCATCTGCATTAATTGATATCGAAAACTATGCTCGTGGCAATTGGGAAGTTGAAAAAATTTCTCAAGAGGCTCGTAAAGGAACTATCAGCTATACAGAAGCCATTGAGCGCTTAAATAAAATTAAGTTACCTACAGATCTATATGAAAACCTTAAAAAGCAAGCCGCGCAGTATGATGAGAACTCGTCAAAAGCGAATTTATCTGCGGAGAAACTGAAATTATTTACTGTTAATGTACAGCTTGCTGGCAACCAAGCACAAAATGCTGCTGTTCAAGTAAAGGGAAATACTGATGAGTTAAATAGCAATGCGAATGCAGCAGATAAAGCTGCAAAAGCACAGAAAGGGTATTTTGATAGTCTCCGTACTGAAGTTCTTAACTCTAATGAAGAGTTGGCCTTATTAAATCTTGGCTACAGTGAAGAAACTGTTAAGAAGATCATTGAGCTGCAAAAAGCTAAACAGGCTGTTGCTCCTCCTGGCACTACTGCAATTGTCACTAAAGAGGAGATGGATTTAGTTGCACAAGCTCAAAAGGCCCTTGATGTACTTAAAGACAAAAAGGATGAGCTAACAGCTGCCGAGCGCAAACACACAAGTGAGCTCGAAAAACAGCAAAAAGTACTCAGCATTAATGCAAAGGTTCAAGCTAATGCAGCGAAGTACAACTTTTCTGACATTGAATCTAAGTACAACTTACCAGCAGGCACCTTGTCTGCAATCCATATGATTGAGTCACGTGGTAATGCTAGAGCTTACAACAAATCTACTGGCGCAACAGGTGGATTCCAATTCCTTGAAGGTACTGCCAAACAATATGGTGTAAAAGATCGTTATGACTTAGCTCAGTCTGCTGAAGGTGCCGGCAAGTACATGTCTTACCTTTTAAAACTTTTCAAAGGAGATTTAGAAAAAGCTGTACGTGCTTATCACGCTGGTGAAGGCAATGTCCAAAAGGGTAAAGGTATTGGTAAAAATAATAATCAATACTGGAAAGACTTTATGGGCTATGTGGCTGGTGCTAATGGATACAGTGCTGGTGATATCTCTTCCAAAGACTTTGACAAACTTCTTCAAGACACAACGAACTTAGCTAAAGAACAGGCAAAAATACGTCTTCAACTGGAAAACGATGTAGCTGATGAAGTGACCAAGATTAGAAATGATCTTGCTAAGAAGTTGGAAGATGTTGATAAAGCCAACTTTACCCCAGAGCGCAAAGCTGAAATTAAGGCAGAATTACAGCGCCGTGCTGATAATGATGTGGCTATTGCCAAACAAGCAATTAGAAGCAAACTGGAAGACTATAAGGAGTTCCAGAAAACCGAGGAGCAGTTACTTGAGGAGAGCTTTAACCGTAAAAAGTTCAATGCAGCTCATGACATTGAATTAAGTAAGTCTGAGCAGAAGCAAGCTGTTGAATTGCTAGAACAGCAATATCAGGATGAGTTGGAATTAATCAACCTCACAAAGGCAGCACGCCAAGCAGCATATGATCAAGCCAATTTAAAGGCATTGCAGGAGCTAAAACAGGAGCGAGACATTTTAGCAGCACCAATATGGCAAAGAGCTGGACTTTCTTTACAATTTGGAGAAAGAAATGCTCTTTCTGAAAACGACGCCACTCTTATTAATAAGGGTGACGAAGCTAAAATGAAGCTCAAGCAGAAAGAAATTGATCAGCTTGAATACAATAAGCGAATTGAAGATGCTGTTAGGATCTATGAAGAGAACAAATTCAAGATCCAAGAGGAATATGCACAGAAATATCAAGATTTGCAGCAATCACAGCATCAAACTCAGCTTGAATTGTATGGTTCTCTATTGTCACAGGCTTCAACCGTTTGGGGCAGTATGACCGAGATGGTTAAAAGCTCGGCTGGTGAGCAAAGTTCTGCATATAAAGCCATGTTCTTAATGCAGCAGGCGATTGCAATTGGTCAGGCGATAATAAGTACTGAGCTAGCAGCAACAAAAGCCTTAGAGCTTGGCCCTGTTCTAGGTATTCCAGCATCTACTTTAGTTCGTGGAATGGGGTATGCAAGTGTTGGCCTAATTGCAGCACAAACTATCGCTGGTTTCTCTTCAGGCGGCTATACAGGCAACATGGGCCGTGGTGATGTGGCTGGTGTGGTTCATGGTCAGGAATATGTATTGAATGCCGCAGCTACAAAACGCGTTGGTGTTGATACATTGAACGCCATTAACTCAGGTGGGAGTTTGGAGAGAACAGTTTCATCTTCTGGACAGCCTGTCACAATCCAAGTCTATGTAACTGATTCAGGTGTTAGTACTAATGGTGCTAATACTCAAGACCAGAAGCAGCTCGGCCAAATGATCGGCAATGCTGTTAGAACGATTATCCGGCAAGAGCAGCGACAAGGCGGTTTATTATCAAAGTAACCCACTCGAATGAGTGGGTTTTTTAATGGGAGTACAAAAGTGAAAAAGTACATTATGACTTTTCTGCTTGCTTTATTGATTGCTGTAGTTTTCTACATAAGTGCAAATTTAATTGATTTTAATCTAATTGAATATGCAACGGGTTTCGTCTTTGGATTGTCATTCACCCTCATTTTTAAAAAACAATCTAAGAGTTCTAAAGCTGCAGAGCTACTAAACAAACATGTAAAAGAATGGGCAGTTCGTGAAAGTAGGCGGGCAGGTTTATTGGCTCCAGATCAAGATACGAAGGATCTAGAAAGTTGCAAAAAACGTTTTAAAGATAGTCCGGTTAGTATGAAAGTTGAGTGGTCAAAAAAAGATGAGTAATCGTAAATTCACTTGGTGCCAAGATTTAGAGGGTAACTCAGGTTCACAGAGCTTTAATACTTTGTCCTCTAAGTTTGGTGATGGGTATGAGCAAAATGTCTCAATAGGAATCAATAACCGAACAGGTACTTGGCAATATTCACGGACAGCAAAAAAAGCCGAAATTATGCAAATCAAAGCATTCTTTGATGACCATAAAGGAGCTGACTCGTTTCTTTGGGATTCACCTTTAGACGGTGAGGTTCGAGTTAAAGCTGGAGAATATCAACCACGCTGTTTGGGCGGTGATGTTTGGCAAATCTCAACGACGTTCACCCAAGTTTTTTACCCTTAATTTAAACCCCTTTAAAGCCCCTTTTTAGGGGCTTTTTTATGCGAGTAAGAAAATGACAATTCAAACTGTTAATCTTGGTTCAGCTCCGACTGGCGCAGGCGGCGACACATTTCGCTCAACTGGCGCAAAAATG